CATCTTACTCAAGAACTCGCGTCAGGAAAATTTCCCGAACAATGTATACGATGCGAACAACACGAGAGCTATGATAGAGGAGATAGTATGCGTCTTAATGCTAAAAGATCTTATGGACACTATAATAAAGATGATATAACTCTAGAAATACGTCCTGGTAATACGTGTAATTTTGCTTGCCAATCATGCTGGCCAGAAGCAAGTAGTAGGGTAAGCAGCTACCACAAGCAAGCGTTTGGTACTACTGACATTGTAAGCAAGCGTTATACTGACTTTAACTTTTTAAATCCGATAAGCAGCAGACTACGAGATATTGTGTTATTGGGCGGGGAACCATTCTACGATAAGAATTGTTTAAAGTTTTTACAATGGATGCAGGAAGAAAATTTAAATGCAAATCTAACACTGTTTACCAATGGCAGCGTTATTGATTGGGAATTTATTAAAAACTACACAGGTAAGATTACAGTAGTAGTAAGTTTAGATGCAATAGGAATGCCAGCAGAATATATAAGATTTGGCACTGAGTGGCAAATTGTAAAAGAAAATTATGAAAAACTAAGGGATACTAAGCATATTAATACAAGAGTAAACATCACAACCAGTGCATATAACTTTCCTTTTATCGGAGAGCTTGTTGAATGGTTATCTGAACAGTGGCCGGAAATTGTAACATTTGGCAGAGCAGATCAACCACATCTTGGAGAAAATATTATTCCAAAGGATCTAGTCCCTGAAATTGTTAAAAGTTTAAACAACGCAGTTGAAAAAGTTAAAAATTCAAATATAGTGCTACATCAGATACAGAATACTAGCGGTGCACTTGATAGTATAGCAAACAAACTAGTAACAGACGAATACAATGAGGAACTTCATGTGTCTTTTATTAACCAAGCAACAAAACTTGATATGGTAAAAAATATGTTTGGTGAAGATTATGATCCTTACTTCAAGAAAATTACAAATAAAATATTGACTAGATAAATAGAATAACATATACTGTAAGAGTTAATACAGTATGTGAATGGCACATACAATAGGCACATAGGCAAAATATAGGAGATATAGGCATTATGGCATCACTAGCAGAAATCCGTGCGAAACTTAAAGCACAAGAAACACGTTCCGAACGAGGAACAAGCGGCGGCGACAACGCAATTTACCCACATTGGAATATCCCAGAAGGCAGTACTGCGGTACTACGTTTTCTTCCGGATGCAGATCCTAACAACACATTCTTTTGGATGGAACGTTTAATGATTAAACTTCCTTTCGCAGGGGTCAAGGGTGACATGAACAGCAAGCCTGTAGTAGTACAGGTACCATGTGTTGAAATGTGGAATGAAACTTGCCCAGTACTCAGCGAAGTGCGTGGCTGGTTTAAAGACAAAAGTCTTGAAGACATGGGCCGCAAGTATTGGAAGAAGAAGAGTTATATCTTCCAGGGCTTCGTTACAGAAAACCCAATGGTGGATGACTCAAGTCCAGAAAATCCAATCCGGCGTTTTGTTATCTCGCCAAGTATCTTTAACTTGGTAAAAGATGCATTAATGGATCCAGATATCCAAGAAATGCCTACAGACTACACACAAGGTTTGGACTTCCGTGTAACTAAAACTACTAAAGGTCAGTATGCAGACTACAGCACAAGTAAGTGGTCTCGTAAGGAAACCGCTCTAACTGAGACTCAAATGGCAGCGGTTGATAGTTTTGGATTACATAATCTAAATGACTTCCTTCCTAAGAAGCCAAGCGATGTAGAACTTCAGGCTATCAAAGAGATGTTTGAAGCAAGTGTAGACGGACAGCCGTATGATGTAGAACGTTGGGGACAATACTATCGTCCGTATGGTATCAGTGTTCCTGATACCCCAGCAGCACCAGTAGCAGTTGCGGCACCAGTAGCTGAAGCGGCTCCGGTTACTCCAGTAGCTGAAGCGGCTCCAGTAGCGGCTCCTGCTCCAGTAGCGGCACCAGTGGCTGAACCTGCTCCAGCAGTTGAAGCACCAGCAGAAGGTGGCAAGAGTGCAGAAGACATTCTTAACATGATCCGCAGCCGTCAAAAGGTCTAACAAAACTGGGGGGAGAGGATAAAACTTCTCCCCCTACTACCTTTACTTTATAATGGAGAAATAAAATGAAACTTAGTGATAAATTATCAAAAGTCAGTGATTCATTGACACTTAATATGTACGACAATGGCTTCATGGTTGAAGTTAGCGGTAAAGATCTTAATGACGATTGGTCTACTGCAAAAATTATGGCATCTTCTAAAGAAGAGGTTGCAGCAATTATTGACGAAGCAGTATCTATGGAACGCGACGATTAATATAGTCAGATGTTCACACCGTTAGACTCTGTACTATTCCCGGATGAATGTGTTATTGTTAAGTCTGATAACACATTCATCTTTCCTATCTTTAAGAACGGTAGTAGTAGTTTAACTAGTGACTTTCCAAAAATACCACACAAAGATGTCGCCAATGTAACAGAAGTTACTGTCTTTATTAGAGAACCAATTGATCGTTTTGTTTCAGGAGTAACTACATATATTAAAAAGAATCCGCATATTCCTGAATCGGCTATTACTGAATTTGTTAAACAATTCTTGTTTTTCAATAGGCACTTCTGCCCACAGTTTTATTGGTTAGTAAACCTACGCAGACATTCAGACGCAACAATAAAGTTAGAAAATATAAGTAGGATTAGTGAGTATACTAACTTGCATAAAAACCACAGTGAGATAAAGATTCCAAGTGTAATTGCAGATAACCCTACCCTACATTTCTATATGGCGTTAGACAAGGTATTGTACTGGGAGTTGATAGGACAGACAGTAACATTTGCAGACATTGTACTTGCTATTAAAGATATGTACCCAGATGTATATAAAGAAGTTATTGAAAGATCTAAACAGATATGCAGTGTCCTAGACTAGATCACTATGTTAGATTTGACACAGACGGCTCAGTTTCTACGTGCGGCCACATGGTTAATCACCCTGATTTTTCTAATATTGATGCATTGCGTAACAGTGAATGGATAGCTGCTACTAAAGATAAACTAAGTAACGATGTATGGCCAGAAGAGTGTATCCGCTGTCAGCAAACAGAAGAACTTACACAATCCAGCATAAGACTGAACGCGATTAGTTTTGACAAGTTACAACGGAAACCAGACTACCTTATTGTTGGCGGAGTGCTAGACAACACCTGTAACAGTGCATGCCAAACATGCAATTCAAGTCTAAGCACACTAATAGGGAAACTTAGCGGTGACAACTACACAATAGACAACAGTGCTAAGTTTTGGCAACTTCCACAAGATAGAATAGTCCATTTAGACGTTAACGGCGGTGAGCCAAGCGTAAGCCAAAATTACAAGTATCTCCTGGCTAATATTCCAGAGAACGTCCGTAGTATTCGCATCAATACCAACTGCGGTGCTTTAATTCCCGGACTTGAAGAAATTGTAAAACGTAAGATTAAAGTAACTATAACAGTAAGTTTAGATGGTATAGGCAGAGTACATGAATACTTGCGCTGGCCTATTGCCTGGGACAAGTTTTACTCTAACTTAATGATATATAAGAGCATGCCCGTCCACCTTAATACATGGACTACAGTAAGTGCATTAAACGTGGGAAACTTTGCAGACATATTGTCTTTTGTTGACACACATAATATAAGTCATAGTTGGGCACTCTTAAATAAGCCTGATCCAGTAAACGTAAAGTATAAGAATACATTCACAGAGGTTGATGTCCCTGATGTCATTAGGCCAATGGTAGCAGTTGACAGTAATAACCAAACAGAGATACAAGCGTATATAGATTTACAAGATAGCATTAGGAAGATCAGTTACAAGGATTATCTATGATGAAATGCTATGATATTATAGAATGTGACTATCTTAGCAAGATACAGTCTGAGTTATTGGCGATCATTAACAAAATAGACACCGCAGAGGGTTGGAATTTTCTTAATAAGTTAGACTTAAAGCATGCACCTAGTGTAATTAAGTTTTGTAAAGAGTTAAAACTTGTCGTACAGGATTTTAGTATTACTGTATTACGAGATAATTTAAATTTACACATCGATGCAATGCCACAGGTTGCTAAGATTAACATACCTGTCTCTAATACACAGGGCTGGAGTAATGTTTGGTACAGTATTACAGATGAACAACTGCAATCCTGTCCGAAAGTAACAGTACATGGTGCGACGCACGAAGATGTAAGTGCCCTTAGTTTGCCTGAGATAGATAGGATCGATAACTTGGACAAGATAATTGCTTTTAATAGCCGTGTGCCACATAGTGTTTTAAAGAACACTCCTGCTACGTTGCCTAGAATAGTGGCAAGTCTTACATTTATAAATCAACCAATGGAGTTATTACATTGAAAATAGCAATTACAGGACATACTAGCGGTATAGGCAAGGCACTTTTTAACATATTAGAGAACCGCGGCCATGCAATGACTGGACTATCTAAACGCACTGGACATAATATCCGTACTATACCAAAGATTGCTACTTTAGTTGAACCATGTGACATGTTTATTAACAATGCACAGGCAGGTTATGCACAAACTGAGTTACTGTATGATGTTTGGCAAAAGTGGCGCAATGTTCCAGGTAAAAGTATATGGTGTATTAGCACTATGATGACTCAACAACCAGTCGATCCACCTATCCCTGGACAAGAAGAAATTGCAATGAGCCAATACCGCACACAGAAACGAGCATTGGAAGAAACAGTTTATCAATTACGGACAAAGTCAGGTAGTTGCAGGATAGTAATTATTAGACCTGGTGGAGTAGCAACACTTGATGGTCAAGAACCCGATGATAGATTATGTAATGTAGACGAGTGGGCAAATCTTGTAATTGATACGATGGCAAACGCAGATGCACAAGGTATGCAGTTTACAGAACTGTCATTAGGCAAGTCACGCAGAGTAGTGGGTGTATGAAACCAAAAGACTACCTAACTAATAAGAAGTTCTGCCCTATGCCCTGGACTGGGTTAATGTATAACGTTGACGGAAAGGTTAAGAATTGTATTCGTAGTGCTAATGAATTAGGCAATATAAAAGACACTGATATTAAAGACATACTTACGGGTAAACTAAACACACAAACACAGGATAATATGTTATGTGGCAAACCTGGAGTTAATTGCAGTCCTTGTTATGATCTAGAAAAACAAGACAAGACAGTTGATATGTCAATTATCAGTGATCGTGTGTTTTATCTTAAAGAGCTACGTGATGTTAGTTTAGATACTTACAACACTACCGGAACACATGAATTACATACTATTGACGTTAGATGGAGCAACCTATGCAATATGGCATGTGTGTATTGTAGCCCACAGTTTAGCAGTAAGTGGGCAAGTGAACTAGGCAGGAAAATTGATACTCCGACCGAACAACAACAACAAAACTTTAAAGATTACATATTCAGCAATGCTAAACAGTTAAAGCATGTATACATGGCAGGGGGAGAACCCTTGTTAATGAAAGAAAACATTGAGCTATTAGAACTTTTAAAACAGGTTAATCCAGATGTTAATTTAAGGATTAATACAAATCTAAGTAAGGTAGACACAAATGTATTTGATTTAATTTGCGGATTTAAGGATGTGCATTGGACAGTAAGTTGTGAAACAACTCACAGAGAATACGAATACATTAGGCACGGCGGATCTTGGTCTGACTTTGAAGATAATTTGATTACTATTCAAAAACTTAATCACCGTATTTCTTTTAACATGCTACATTTTCTACTAAACTATAACTCAATATTTGCATGTATTGATTACTTTAAACAACACGGAGTTCATAATAACAGTTTTGTTATTGGTCCTATGCTAACACCGACGTATTTAAATGTTTGCAATTTGCCTGATAATGTGTTACAATCTATAAAGTTAGAACTAAAAAAGCGAATAAATGAACACCCTGGCTTCTTGCTTGAAAACAGTTACAGGAATATGTTAAAATATTTAGATACCCCGTTTGAAAAGAACTTGTCTCGGTCTTTTAAAGAACTCCAGATTATGGACAAGAGACGAAATTTAGATAGTAGTAAGATTTTTTTAGATTTATATAAGATAGGAAACAACAATGGCTAAAGCATTTGACGTAAGTAAATTCCGCAAGGATATCACAAAGAGTATTGACGGACTTAGTATTGGATTTCATGATCCTACTGATTGGATCAGCACTGGCAGTTACGCACTTAACTATCTTATTAGTGGTGACTTTCACAAAGGTGTTCCCATGGGTAAAGTTACAGTATTTGCTGGAGAATCGGGCGCTGGCAAGAGTTACTTTGCAAGTGGAAACATTGTAAAAAATGCACAAGAACAAGGAATCTTTGTAGTATTAATTGACTCAGAGAATGCATTAGATGAATCATGGTTAAAAGCACTGGGGGTTGATACTGATGAGAGCAAGTTACTTAAACTAAGCATGAGCATGATCGATGATGTTGCTAAAACAATCTCAACGTTTATGAAAGACTACAAGGCAATGGACGAAGAAGAACGTCCTAAAGTATTGTTTATCATTGATAGTTTAGGAATGATGATGACTCCCACAGATGTTAATCAGTTTGAATCTGGTGACATGAAAGGTGACATGGGTCGTAAGCCTAAAGCACTGGCAAGTCTTGTTCGTAACACAGTTAATATGATTGGTAGTTACAATGTAGGTATGATTGCAACTAACCATACATACGCGAGTCAAGACATGTTTGATCCAGACGATAAGATCTCAGGTGGGCAAGGCTTTATCTACGCTAGTAGTATTGTTGTTGCCATGCGTAAACTTAAACTAAAAGAAGATGCAGACGGCAATAAGACAAGTACTGTTAATGGTATCAGAGCAGCCTGTAAAGTGATGAAAACACGTTATTCCAAGCCTTTTGAGAGCGTTCAGGTTAAGATTCCGTATGAAACTGGCATGGATCCGTACAGTGGGTTACTTGATATGTTCGAAGCGCAGGGATTGCTTACAAAGCAAGGAAACCGTCTCAAGTATACAACATTAGCTGGAGAAGAAAT